TACAGCAGGCTACGGGAGCCGTGGATTCAGCGGGAATCGCAGGCAACATCAATGGAGAAGCCACTGCTGCTGGTATTAGTATGTCTTTGGGTGCTATTATTAAGCGCCACAAGCGTACTTTGATCAATTTTCAACAGTCTTTCCTCATTCCCTTTGTGGAAAAGGCTGCTTGGCGGTATATGCAGTTCGATCCAGAGCATTATCCGGTCAAGGACTATAAATTTAACGCCACTAGCTCCTTGGGGATTATTGCCAGAGAGTACGAAGTGACGCAGTTGACCCAATTGTTGCAGACTATGCCCCCGGATGGCCCTCTGTACCCGATTTTGATCCAATCTGTTATCGACAACATGGGCTTGGCTAACCGTGAGGAGCTTATGCAAGCCCTTCAGCAAGCCTCCCAGCCCAATCCAGAGGCACAGCAGATGCAACAACAGATGCATATGCTGCAAATGCAGTTCCAACAGGCTCAAACGCAGGTTCTTCAGGCTCAGGCACAGGAATCTGGCTCCAGAGCACAGAAGTTGCTGGTTGAGGCCCAAGCAGTCCCTCAAGAAATTGAGATTAAAAAGCTGGACATGGCAACCAAGAACATGGCCAAAGGCGATGTTGACGACAAAGAATTTGACCGTAGGCTGAAAATAGCAGATCTGCGCCTTAAACAGAAGGATCTTCAGATTAAGGAAAAAGACGTAGAAAATAAGCACACATTAGCAAAACAAGACAAAGAACTTGAATCACAACTAATGGGTCGATTGACAAATGGCGAAGAGTGATATAAAACTTCTGGCTCTTTACGATAAATTAAGTTCGCGGATCGACAAGATTCCGCAGCAAATCTCCGTAATCAAAGGCCCACAAGGCCCAAAGGGATCTACAGGCCCACAAGGCATACAAGGTCCAAAAGGAGATAGGGGTTTACAAGGCCCCGAAGGTACTCAAGGGCCTAAAGGTGACAAGGGCGACAAAGGAGACCAAGGTGACGCTGGAATAGGCGTACAGGAGGTTTACGAAGCAGCAGATGGGGAGATTGTATTTGTTTTCACTGATGGTTCTGAGCATAGCATTGAGTTGCCACTATCCAATTTCTACGAAGATAAAATTGTAAACTATGTCAGCACGGTTCAGGCGCAAGCACCAGTAAAGTTTACTGAGGTTACGACTACACCGTATTACATAGACCAAGCGGGGTTGATAGTGGGGCACAATATTTTTGGGGTTAGCACAGGTTCTGACGCAATAGTTCATTTACCTGAAGGTAAGAGCCCTACCCAGCTTATCGTTATAAATAACGAAATGCAAACATATAACGTAACTATTCTTACTTATTAATTAGGAGATTCTAATGGCTATCACGACTGAAATGTGTAACTCCTTTAAGACGCAGCTTCTTACTGGCGTACATGACTTTACTACAAGCACTGGGGACGTATTTAAAATTGCTTTGTACACCGCAAGTGCTACTCTAAATAAAAGCACTACGGTATATAGCGCAACTAACGAAGCTGCTGTAAGTGGAGGTTCTTCCAACTATTCCGCAGGCGGCTTTACACTTACTAACGTAACTCCTACACTTAGTACGGATACGGCTATCGTAGACTTTAACGACCCAACAGTAATCACGCTGTCTGGTGGAAGTGCTAGTTTTACTGCTGCTGGGTGTTTGATTTATAATTCTAGTGAGTCTAATGCTGCTGTGTCCGCTCATTCATTTACGACGGCCACTGCGTCTGGGGACGGTGCAACTTTTACGGTTACTTTTCCGGCAGCAGCCGCAGGTACTGCAATTATTAGACTTGCATAAATGGCATTCCCGGTTATCGAAGATTCTCTCGCTAGCAGGGTATCAGACCACATTTGCAATCTATAGTGATGCTGGTGGCGGCGGCAGTGCAGTCCACCCCTATGTATCAATTACAGTAACAGGTTAATAAAGGAGATTATATGAAAGGCTACCCACTTGATGGGCACATAAATCGTGAGCTTATCGGTAAAACAATCACCAATGTTACCAAAGATGGTAGATTTCTCTGGGTAGAAATGACAACTGGAGAACGCTTTTGTATAGCCTGGGCAACGCCTAATGGTGTTGGTATAGAAGGGGAACCGTGCTTAGTCAAAGCTGACGTAAAGGTATCAGTAGCGCCTGTTTCATTTTCAGGCATAGCCAGTACAGTCTAATAATTAAAGTATCTGAAAATAACGACTTGAGAGGTTAGCTATGCACCCATTCCCAGAAGAGACGCCGCCAGACGGTACTGGTGAAGTAAACATCTACCTGTCTACCGGCGGGACTCTTCGCGCTGAGTGGAGAGGTGATAGTGAGTGGTGGGCTGGGGTGGATGAAAATCCGACCGATGCACCAGTAGATGCCACTTATGTGATTGGTTGGGATTACCTCGCCTAAAAATGGCAATTTCCTACGGGTCATCCGGGAATGCCGGTAGTCAAAATGCGATTTCAAACACCCTCACCGCTGCTGGTCGGGTTGACGGAACAGTCTGGCTCATAGTTTATGAGTCCGGTGCTGGGGATACTGTCAATACACCGACCGGTTGGACACAACTATACGATAACGACTATACGGCCCCGGCTACTCCGACACATCTGACTGTTCTGGCTACGGTTTGGAACACTGGAGATAGCACCTCTGTCGCTTTTACAGATGCCGGCGACCACAATATTATACATGCGGCCTATATATCTGGGCTTGATGTTAGCAGTGGACTGAGCAGTGCGTTGATTCAGCGGGGGACAAACAGCAACGCTACTGGCGGCGCTGTTTTCACGCAATCGAACGTAACGTCGCCTAGCACATCCAAAACCTATCTCGCCTGTACGTCGAACGGTTTTGACTCTGCCAACAATGTTTTCAGTGGTGCGACAACAAACACCACGATTGATCTACAACTCAATTATGGGTCGTCTGCTGCAGGCGGAGGTGGCGTCGCTGCCGCGTTCTGGACTCTCAGCAACGCATCCAGCTTTAGTATCCAGCAGCAGCGCAGTACCAATACGACATCGGCCTGTACCTCTGTCGTCTACGAGTTGGTCGAGGCTTCTTCTATAACAGATGCTACTGGCGACCCAACCACAGTATCTGCTACCGGCGAGGCGGGTGATGTAACTGCGGCCAGTCAAATTCTGGCTACGGCAAACCCAACCACTGTTGTCTCCACCAGTCAGGCCGGGACAGTTACTGCTACAGCATCGGCTGTAGTAAATGCATCAATTGAGGGAACTGCTGGAACAGTAAATGCTGGTACAGTTACGGCATCAGCAGGAACGGTCACAAACGCCACAGTAGACACAACTGGAGTCCTTTTAACGGGTTCCGTAGGCTCTCCTAGTGCCTCTGCACAGGCGGCAGTAAGCCTTACAGGTGCAGCATTAACTGGCTCTGTAGGCTCTCCTAGTGCTTCTGCACAGGTCGTATCTTCAGTAAGTCTTACGGGAGCTTCTGGGACAGTTACGGCAGGAGCGCCGACCACTTCTGCACAAGTAAATATTCTCACAGGGCCTGCTGGAGTTACTGGAACCCTGAGTGCTGGGGATATTTCTGCACTAACAAGTAACGTAACTTCAGCAAATGCTTCTCTAACTGGCGTATCTGGCACAGTTACTGCTAGTACGGGAATAGTTGCCACTACAAAAACTTCTGCACTAATCTCGCTAACTGGTGTATCTGGAACACTGACCGCTAGTACAGGAGTCTTGGCTTCCGCAGCTACTGTTTCACAAGTCTCCTTAATCGGAGTTTCGTCAACAGGATCTGTATCTTCCCTTACGGTAAAAGTCGGGGCAAGAGCAGCACCAACAGGGGTTGGCGGAACAACTTCAGCAGGAACAGTTGCAGCAGCAGGAGTAGTAAAGGCTTCAGTCTCTCTTACTGGAGTAAGCGGTACTTTTAGCACGGGGTCGGTTTCTGCACTAGGCAGGGTAAATGCAACCGTATCTGACATTAGTGGAACTGGTTCAGTATTGTCTGCTGGCGTAGTTGATGCAGCAATCGGATCAATTACGCTAATAGACTTTAATACATCTAAGGTGCTTGCTCCTTTAGGCGACACTATTATTTACAAACATTATAACAACTGGTTTAGTATAGATAGGGAGTATTAATGCTTACCACAGCAGAACTTAAATATCTTATGGATGAGGTTGATCGTAGGGTACATAGTGCCCTTGAGCAACTTAAACATGAGCTTATTCAAGAACTTGAAAAAAGCAAGCCAAGGGCTAAAGAAAATGTTAAAAAAACTACTTGATTTTTAACACGAAATGTGGTATAATAGGACTCTTAGGACCACAATCCCAAACAAAGGAGAAATTGTGAGTGAATAGAGAAATAGAAGAGTATTACAGTAACTACTTTGAGCTATTTAGAACCGAAGGTTGGAAACAGCTTATAGAAGAGTTACAAAGTAATGCAGTCTCGATCAACTCAGTTGAGGCAACTAAAGATTCTGATGACTTGTACTTCAGGAAAGGTCAAATAGCTGTACTGGCTTATATCCTTAACCTTGAAGATTTTACAAATAAAGGATTTGCAGATGCTCAGACTGTATGACTTTGAGTGCCCTAAAGGGCATACCTTTGAGGCTCTTGTGGACTTAGGTACACAAGAGGAACCTTGTAGGGACTGTGGTGTAATATCCACAAAAATTATTAGCCCAATTAAATGTAACCTCGACCCACTTACGTTTCCAGGTGCTTCTAGTAAGTGGATTAGAGAGCATGAAAGGGCAGGTAAGCCCGCCAAGAGAGCGGAGTAACTTACATTTTTAATCAATTTCCATAATGGTTAAAGACCACGGAGAAAAACATGAGTAGAGCTATCCTTATGGATGAAGCTGACATTGAGCGTTTGAGTAATGAGCAAGAAGAGCTTGTTGATGTAGGGGAGTCTCAAGACCCTCTAGTTGGACTAGAGGATACTTTTGAGCCTAAAGAACAGCAACAAGACGTTCCTGACAAGTACAAAAACAAGTCTATCGAAGAACTGGTACGGATGCACCAAGATGCTGAAAAGCTTATTGGCCGTCAAGGTGGAGAAGTAGGCGAACTTAGGAAGATTGTAGATCAATACATTCAAACACAACTCACAACACAAGCACCACAAAATCAAGCCCAAGAAGAAGATGTTGACTTCTTTGTAGATCCTGATCGTGCAGTACAGAAGGCGATTGAGAATCACCCAAGTATCAAGCAAGCACAGATGTACACTGAGGAGGCCCGTAAGGCCGCTTCGCTGTCCATCTTGAAGAACAAACACCCCGATATGGCTGAGATCCTTCAAGATAATAGCTTCGGGGAGTGGGTTAAGGCATCCAAAATCCGTACCCAATTGTTCCTCCTTGCTGATCAAAAGTACGACGCAGATGCCGCTGACGAACTCTTTTCGCTTTGGAAAGACCGTCAGCAGACTGTACAGAATACGGCAACCGTTGAGAAAGCAGCCCGTAAGGAAGCCCTTAAAGCAGCTAACACAGGTAATGCCCAAGGTAGTGCAGAAGGAAGATCAAGGAAGAAATTCAGAAGGGCTGATATTATTAAACTCATGCAATCTGAC